GTGCCGTAGCAAACGGTGAGGGAAAGAGTGCAGAAGACATAGAGTGCATCGTGGCGGACGCTGGAGCACGGTCACAAGGTGCAATGGCAGGGACCGCAATTAGCACAGGTATTCTTGTCCCTGCAGTAATGAATATTCCTTACATTGGATGGTTGGCAGCAGGATGGGCAACTCTTCTTGGAAATCAAGTAGGAGAATCTATTGGTTCGGAAGTTGGTTCAGTGTTTAACGATTGCTAAATAATAGGAGAACTATTTTTTATTCATGAAAAACGGCAAATGTCCTGCTGGTGAATATTATTGTTATACTGATAAAAAATGTAAACCCATACCCAAAGGATTCATGGTCGATCCAGAAGGAATGCTCCGTAAGGAGAATGGACACACTGTAGATGAAGCCAACAAGAGTGGCGATAGTTCTTTGCGTGATTGGTTTGGTAAGAGTAAATCCAGTGATGGTAAACCTGGTTGGGTACAACTTGGCGGAAAATATGCTGGAAAACCTTGTGCAAAACAACCAGGACAAACCACTAAACCCAAGTGTGGTTCTAGCAAAATGAAACGCAATCTCTCAAAGGATGAAGAAGAGAGAGCATTTCGTCGCAAGAATCGTCAAGATCCAAATCCAAATAGAAAAGGAAAGGCAATTAACGTGGCAACTGAGGAAACTAAAAAAGACCATGAGTTTTCCATGGCACGTTCTGAATTATCAACTATCAAAAACGCTGCAAAGAGGTTGAACAAAAAAATGGGCAAGAAAGGAGAAGGAGAACTGAAAGCCTGGGTTCAGTCTAAAATTACAAAGGCAGCAGATTACATTGATACTGCAGCAGACTATGTTACTAATGAAGAAAATGATGTCACCGAAATGGTGAAGAAAAGGGGACAGATTAGGGTCACTGATGTGGGAAATACCCTTAAAAAATCTGTTGATAATCAAATCAACACTGATCCCACTTTACAGTTAATTAAAAAGAAGATGGGTAATCCACCTATCGCTGATGAATTTGTACCAGAAGCAGCGGGAGAGAAAGACGCTTGCTATCATAAGGTAAAATCACGTTATTCAGTTTGGCCAAGTGCATATGCGTCAGGAGCACTAGTCAAATGCCGTAAAGTCGGTGCTAAAAATTGGGGAAACAAATCCAAGAAGAACGAAGAATTCACTCCATCACAAATTGCAGCACTTGAGTCTATTGGTGCTATTGATGTGAATGAAGAAGGACAAAAGTGTTGGAAGGGTTATGAGAAAAAGGGAACCAAAAAAATGTTTGGTAAGACCTACAATAACTGCGTGAAAAAAGAAGATGTTGAACTAACAGATTCTTATGGAGAAACCTTCGCAGTTATTCAAGATATTATTAAACCAGAACCACTCAAACCCAGTTCAAATGGTATTGAGTTTGAAACTTATGATATTGAAAAAATGACTGAAGCAGTCCGTATGCCAACCAAAACTGGACAGATTGTCAAGGTTCATCTCTCTTGGAGAGGAAAATATTATGCCATAAAAATGTTCTTCCCCTCAATAAAAACACCAAGTCGTTCTGATGTTCAACTTCAGATAGACAAAGTATATCCTGGCGCAAGAATACAGTCTTACCAGGTATCGGAGTATGAACCCGGAGAACCAGTCTTCCACACAGAGGGAGCAGCATGGACCAAGAAAGAAGGAAAGAATAAGTCTGGAGGACTTAACGAAAAAGGACGAAAGTCATATGAAAGAGAAAATCCAGGCAGCGACCTTAAGGCACCAAGCAAGAAGGTTGGAAACCCCCGTCGCGCATCATTTTGTGCTCGAATGAAGGGTATGAAAAAGAAACTAACTAGTAAGAAGACTGCTAACGATCCTGATAGCAGAATCAACAAGTCCCTTAGAGCGTGGAACTGCTGATGAAAACATTTAAACAGTTTGTAAACGAAGTTTATTCTCAAGGGGAAAAAAATTACCACCGTGATGCACTTAAGAAAAAAGAAAAACCAAAAATAAAGCATTTTATAAAAAGATACCCAAAAGAAATAGAAATGAACCCAAATAAGGGATATGATATGCCTATAATTCCGCCGACAAAAAGGTATCCACCAGTTGGCCGCCAAGTAACCGAAGTGTGATCTGATGAAAACATTCAAACAATTTCAAGAAAACATTTTTGATTTCTTACCTAAAGGTAAAACTCTAAATCGAGGTGTGGGTGGCAGTTTGCCAGATAAAGAAAAGAAAAGATATAATATGCCAATTATCAAGACGAAACCACCCAGTGGTGGATATAGAATGCCAATGCCACCTCAACCTACAACAAAACCATATCCATACAAAACAACTTTAGTGTGATGAAGTCATTCAAAGAATTTATGGAGCAGATGACTCCACCAAAAGCACCAGGCAATCGTCCTCTATTGAATCTGACTCCGACTGAGAAGCAGAAAGATGCTTTAATTAGACTAAGTAATAGACCTGGCATCCTTAATAAAACTATGACAGGTAAAAAAGTTTATCCATGGAGTGAAGGAGTTTGAATTGAATGTCTGATAATGTATACCTTGGCAATCCTAATTTAAAAAAAGCGAACACCCCTATTGAGTTTACAGAGGATCAAGTTCGCGAATTTATTAAATGTAAAGAAGATCCAGTTTACTTTGCAAACAACTATATTAAAATTGTTTCTCTTGATGAGGGTCTGACTCAGTTTCACCCATACCATTTTCAAGAGAAGTTAATCAATAATTTTCACAATAACAGATTTAATATCTGTAAGATGCCTCGTCAGACTGGTAAATCCACTACAGTCGTATCTTACCTTTTACATTATGCTGTCTTTAACGACAGTGTGAACATTGGTATTCTGGCAAACAAAGCAGCAACTGCAAGAGAACTTCTTGGAAGGTTACAAACTGCATACGAGAACTTACCTAAATGGATGCAACAGGGTATTATATCCTGGAACAAAGGCAGTTTGGAGTTAGAGAATGGCAGTAAGATATTGGCAGCTTCTACGTCTGCGAGTGCTGTCCGAGGTATGTCATTTAACATCCTCTTTCTCGACGAATTCGCGTTCGTCCCAAATCACGTTGCTGACTCGTTCTTTGCATCTGTTTATCCTACTATTACTTCTGGTAAAAACACCAAAGTAATTATTGTATCTACCCCACATGGTATGAATCACTTCTACCGCATGTGGCACGATGCGGAGAAAGGAAAGAATGAGTATGTTCCGACAGATGTTCATTGGTCAGAAGTTCCTGGAAGGGATTTGAAGTGGAAAGAAACAACTATTGCAAATACATCAGAACAGCAATTTAAAGTTGAGTTTGAATGTGAGTTCTTAGGATCAGTTGATACCCTGATTGCTCCAAGTAAACTAAGAACATTAATATACGATAACCCAATTCAAAAAAATGCTGGTTTAGATGTCTATGAGGCATCAAAAGAAAACCATGACTATGTGATGACTGTTGACGTTGCAAGAGGAGTTGGAGAAGACTACTCTGCATTTGTTGTTGTAGATATTACACAGTTCCCTCATAGAGTTGTTGCAAAATATCGGAACAATGATATCAAACCGATGTTGTTCCCCAATATCATATATGAGGTAGCAAAGAATTATAATAGTGCATTCATCTTATGTGAGGTAAATGATATTGGAGATCAGGTTGCAAGTATTCTTCAGTATGATCTGGAATATCAGAACTTATTGATGTGTTCTATGAGAGGCAGAGCAGGACAAATTGTTGGACAAGGATTCTCTGGCAAGAAGACTCAACTTGGCGTCAAGATGTCTAAGACTGTTAAGAAGGTCGGTTCACTCAACTTGAAAACTCTTATTGAAGAAGATAAACTGATTTTCAATGACTATGAGATTATCTCTGAACTGACCACCTTTATCTCAAAGCATAACTCATTTGAGGCAGAAGAAGGTTGTAATGATGACTTAGCAATGTGTCTTGTCATCTATGCTTGGTTGGTTCAGATGGACTACTTTAAAGAGTTAACTGACCAGGATGTTCGCAAGAGATTATATGAAGAGCAAAAAAATCAGATTGAACAAGACATGGCACCATTTGGTTTCATGGATGATGGATTGGATGATGCAAGTTTTACTGATGATCAAGGTGATAGATGGTTTAAGGCAGATGAGTATGGCGACAAGTCTTATATGTGGGAGTATTTTTCATAATGGACTTAGATGGTCAAATAAAACTTGGTCATCTTTTACTTCAAGATAGAAGATGTAGATCTTGTGGAGAAATAAAAAATTTAGTAGAGGGTTTTTACAGAACTAGAAAAGATAGAGGTCCAGTAGCTTCATCTTATTCATATGAATGTAAAGAGTGTACAATAAAGAGGGTAATAAAAAATAAAAAATGCGATAATAGTTGGGATTATCCAGATTGGTAGTTCACGTCACGTTTCCCCTGTGAAAACATAGGTTTTAATAAATATTTTCAGATAAAACACGATTGACACGGAGAATCAAAACATGGCGACTCCTCAATTATCTCCTGGTATATTAGTCAGGGAGGTTGACTTAACTGTAGGAAGAGCTGATAATGTCTTAGATAATATTGGTGCTATTGCAGGTCCATTCCAAATCGGACCTGTTGAAGAGGCAGTTGACATTCAGACAGAACAGCAACTCATTAATTCCTTTGGTAAACCCATTGGAACCGATGCTCAGTATGAGTATTGGATGAGTGCATCTTCTTTCCTTTCCTACGGTGGCGTCCTCAAGGTAGCGAGAGTTGACGGATCGTCACTCAATACTGCCAATGCAGCACCAGGATACGCTGCTACAACAGGTCTCAAAATCAAGAACTACGACGACTATAACAACAACCACTCAGGTGAAGCAGTCGAGTATGTTTATGGAGCGAAGACTCCTGGTTCTTGGTCAAACAACTTAAGAGTTTGTTTCATTGATGACCTTGCAGACCAAAGAATTGGAATTAACACAACCAATTTGAGTGCATTCGGAGCACAGGTTGGTTATGGTATTACTACCTCCCTTAGTAGCACTTTACCTGGTGCTGGAACAACATCAACCTTTAATGGATATCTTAAGGGTATCATCACTGGAGTTTCAACAGATACAACTAACGGAAACAGCACCATTGATGTAAAGGTTGTTTCTAGAGTTTCTTCTGCAGGAACTGTGACAAACATCGATTATGGTCAAGGTAGTGCTCTTAACTCATATGAGACTGCTGACACTGTTTTCTTTGTTAACAACTCAGGTATCAACACAGGTAACGTAACTTCGGTTGCTGGTGTAACCGCTGGCGAAGTTCTTGACTGGTATGACCAACAAACATTGGGTTTAACAAACTCCACCGTATATTGGAAGACTCTTGCACCAAAACCAAGAACCAATCAATTCTCTTCTGATAGAAGTGGCAGAAACGATTCAATGCACATTGTTGTTGTTGATGACCTTGGAACTGTAACTGGTATTCAAGGAAATGTTCTTGAACAGCATCTTGGTATTTCTAAAGCGGCAGATTCAATTTCAGCAGTTAACTCCCCCCAAAAGATATTCTATAAGAACTATCTGAGAGACTTCTCTGAAAATGTTTACGCTGGATGGAACCCATCTCAAGAAGAAGACGCATATCATGGAACCGTACCAACAGCAACTGGTTTCTCATCTGGATACACTCCATATACAATTGGGCAGGGTCTTTGGGGTCAAAATGCTCAGGGTATTGTTTATAGTGCTATTGGCAACAAAACTTATACTCTTTCTGGTGGTGTTGATTACTCCGCTGCTGGTGGAATGAAGGCAGAACTGGGAGATTTGGTAACAGCATATGACTTGTTCTCTAATAGAGATGAAGTTCAAGTTGATTATCTCATCAATGGTCCTGGTTTATTGACTGAACCCGAATCGCAAGCAAAGGCAAATAAACTTATTGCTGTTGCTGAAAGTAGAAAGGATTGTGTTGCAGTCATTTCTCCAGATAGAGCTAATGTTGTTGATCTTACAGATACAACTGTTCAAACTAATCATATTGTCAGATTCTTTAGTTCGTTGACTTCATCTTCGTATGCAGTATTCGATAGTGGATACAAGTATACTTACGATAGATTTAATAATGTTTTTAGATACATTCCATGTAACGCTGATGTTGCTGGACTGATGACTAGAACAAACTTAACTGCTTTCCCATGGTTCTCACCAGCAGGTCAGTCGAGAGGAACTCTTAATAATGCTGTTAAACTTGCTTATAACCCAAGTAAAGCACAAAGAGATATTCTCTATCCTCAAAGAGTCAACTCAATTGTAAATCAACCAGGTGTTGGAGTTATCCTCTTAGGAGATAAAACAGCACTTTCTTATCCATCCGCTTTTGATAGAATTAATGTTCGCCGCTTGTTCCTCACAGTAGAACAAGCACTTGAGAGATCGGCACAAGCTCAACTCTTTGAGTTGAACGATCAAACAACAAGAGCAAACTTTGTTAACATCGTCGAACCATATCTCCGCGATGTTCAGGCAAAGAGAGGTGTTTATGACTTCTTAGTTATTTGTGACGATTCAAATAACACTCCTGAGATTATTGATAACAATGAATTCAGGGCTGACATTTTCCTGAAACCAACTAAGTCTATTAACTATATTACTCTTACATTTGTTGCTACTCGCACAGGCGTAAGTTTTGAAGAAGTAGCTGGCAGAGGTTGATCAACCATAAATTAATTACATAGGAGGAAACACAAAATGTCAACGCTCAGAACGATTACTGCCTTTAAATCAAAATTAGCAGGAGGGGGCGCACGCCCCAACCTGTTTGAGGTTGAAATCCCTTCATTCCCAGAAGCTGCTGGTCAAAATGTTTGGAGAACAGGCGACAACCAAGAAGCAGACACCTTTAAGTTTTTATGCAAAACTGCACAATTGCCAGCTTCAAATATTTCAGAAATTGGTATACCTTTTAGAGGTCGCACTCTTAAAGTTGCTGGAGACAGAACCTTTGATACTTGGACAGTTTCCATCATTAACGATGAAAACTTCCTGCTGAGAAATGCATTTGAACGGTGGATGCAAGGTATCAGTAAGAATAGTAACAATACTGGTGCTACTAACCCAGCTTCTTATATGACTTATGCATTAGTTCATCAACTTGGACGTGGTGCTGATAAGGGAGCATTTTCTAAATCAAATTCCACTGCTGTCAATGGTCAGTCTATTAAACCACTCAAATCTTATACTTTCTTTGATATTTTCCCAACTGAAGTGAGTGCCATTGAGCTTTCTTATGATAACAGTGACGTTATTGAAGAGTTCTCGGTCACTTTCCAAGTTCAATATTGGGAACCAGGTGTATACGCCAAAGATTCTGCTTGATTTTATTTCATAAATACTAGAAAGGAAATTTCTAGTATAATAAATCATGGCAAATTTGTTTGGGTTCTCTATTGAGGACAACGAACCACAATCGCCCACTACTGTGTCCCCCGTTCCTCCATCAAACGAGGACGGGGTTGATCACTATTTGAGTAGTGGGTTTTTTGGTTCTTATGTTGATATTGAAGGTGTATATCGTACAGAATTTGACCTTATTAAAAGATACCGTGAAATGGCACTTCACCCAGAGTGTGATAGTGCTATTGAAGATATTGTAAATGAAGCTATTGTTTCTGATACTAATGATAGTCCTGTAGAAATTGAACTATCAAATCTTAATGCAAGTGATGGTATTAAGAAAAAAATTCGCAGTGAGTTTAAATATCTTTTAGAACTTTTAGATTTCAATAGAAAGTCTCACGAAATTTATAGGAATTGGTATATTGATGGTAGACTTTATTACCATAAAGTTATTGATTTAAAAAATCCACAAGAAGGCATTCAAGAGTTGCGTTACATTGATGCAATGAAGATGCGTTATGTTCGCCAACAAAAGAAGAAGAAAGAAGATGTTCTTCGTCTTGGGAATGTTGCAAAAAATAATCCAATGGAGTATGAGTTTCCAGAACTGGAAGAATACTTCATCTATAATCCAAAAACATCATATCCAACAACTAACCCATCGACGATGGGTGGACATGGTGGTATTAAGATGGCTAAAGATTCAATTACATATTGCACATCTGGTCTTGTAGATAGAAATAAGGGATCAACATTATCATATTTACATAAATCAATCAAATCTCTCAATCAACTGAGAATGATTGAAGACTCCCTGGTCATCTATCGTTTAAGTAGAGCACCAGAACGTAGAATTTTCTACATTGATGTTGGTAATCTTCCTAAAGTAAAGGCAGAACAATATCTGCGTGACGTTATGATGCGTTATCGTAATAAACTTGTCTATGATGCAAACACTGGAGAAATACGTGATGACAAAAAATACATGTCAATGCTTGAGGATTTCTGGCTGCCAAGAAGAGAGGGTGGCAGGGGCACCGAAATCTCAACGTTGCCAGGAGGTCAAAACCTTGGAGAAATTACTGATATTGAATACTTTAAGAAAAAACTTTACAGGTCACTTAATGTTCCACCATCAAGAATGGATGGAGAAGGTGGGTTTAACTTGGGGAGATCTTCTGAGATCTTGAGAGATGAGGTTAAGTTTAGTAAGTTTGTTGCACGTTTGAGAAAACGTTTCTCGCATATGTTCAATGATATGCTTAAAACTCAACTCATTCTGAAGAACATTATTACTCCAGAAGACTGGTCCATAATGGAAGAACATATTCAATATGACTTCCTTTATGATAATCATTTTGCAGAACTAAAAGAAGCAGAACTTCTTAATGAAAGACTGACTCTTGTCCAAACTGCAGAACCATATGTTGGAAAATATTTTTCTCAAGATTACTTGAGAAGAAAAATTCTTCGCCAAACAGATCAAGAAATTCTTGAGCAGGATAGTCTTATCGATAAAGAAATTAAAGATGGAGTTATTGCAGATCCTGCATCTATCGACCCAGAAACTGGTATGCCATATCAAGATGATGCATCAATGAATTTGGGCAAACCAGTTATGGAACCAGAAGTTGATGGTTCTGCAACTGAAGTTGATGGTAGTGCAGTGGAAATGCCCAAGGGCGGAGAGATATAAATATTAGCGATTGTTTATTTGTAACATAAAATGGACGATATTTTGGATATGATCGTTGCTGATGAGTCTCCATCTCAAATTAGTGATAAGATCAAAGAAGTTTTATATGCAAAATCTGCAGATAAGATTAACGACTTTCGACCAACAGTAGGAAACTCAATGTTTGATACTGAGGTACAGGAAGAAGAGTAGATTATAAATAACAATATCTCGTATTATAAACAGAACAAATGTCAAGAATAGCTGTTTCTGCTGGTGAAAGGTCATTAAATGCTGGTATAGCGAATTCAACAACAGTTGATGCTGCTAGACACGTTAGAGTTTTTAATAATTCTGGCGCAGAGGCAGTTTTGTATGTTCAGGATTCAAATCATTCTGGCATTGGATCTATCACACTAAAGAATGGGAGTGTTGAACTTATTGAAAAGCATCCTGAGGATTCCATTTATTATACAGGTAGTGCAAACATCAAGGTATCAAGAGTAGGAGTTGGGTAACCAAATGAAACTTATCAGAGAAGAAATAGAATCAGTAAAAGTTATTACTGAAGAAAATAAAACTGGTGGTAAGAGTCTGTATATTGAAGGTGTTTTCTTACAGGGAAATATTTGCAATAGAAACGGTCGTATGTACCCAATGGAAACGCTTCGTCGTGAAGTTGGGAGATATAACGAAAACCATGTTTCAACAGGTAGAGCACTTGGAGAACTTGGTCATCCCGATGGACCAACGGTGAATCTTGATAGGGTTTCACACAAAATTGTTTCACTCAGGGAATCTGGATCAAACTTTATTGGAAAGGCAAAAATTCTTGAGTCTACTCCAATGGGTAAGATTGCAGCATCACTTTTGAGTGAGGGAGTGAAACTTGGTGTTTCTTCTAGAGGTATTGGTTCTTTAAAACCAACTAAAGAAGGTTTTAATGTTGTTGGAGAAGACTTTATGTTGGCAACTGCTGCTGACATTGTTGCAGATCCTTCAGCACCCGATGCTTTTGTTGAAGGTATCATGGAAGGCAAAGAGTGGGTTTGGGAAGGAAGTATTCTTCGTGAGAAAAAAGCAGAGGAAATTAAGACCGCTGTTGACACTCTTGCTGGACAAGGACAACTTGAAGAGCATAAGTTAAATTTATTCAACGACTTCTTAAATAGTCTTTGAAATTATTAAATATTCTAATTTATAAATAAATATAGTTTAATTACCGGAAAAACGGAGAGTTCAAATGTCGCGTGACACCGATTTACAAGAAATGGAAGTAGGCACTGCTCAATCCAAGACCGCTGTTAATGCAGGAGCAAAGGCAGCAGATCCTATGCCTAGTGGACCTCAAGGGGAAACTCCTGGTCAAGGATCCGTAGAAGATCTTGGTGGTCCTACCCCAGATAACTACAGACCTGATGACGATTCTGCAAAGTTAAAGACCGATGGTCTTAAGACTGTTAAGGATATCGTCAACAAAGGTGCAAAACCTGCCGATCCTATGCCTAAGATGGCGAAGGAAGAGGAAGAAGTAGAGGTCGAAGAGGATCAGGAGATTGTTGCTGAGGAAGAAACTACCGAAGAGGAAGTTGTTTCTGAAGAAGAAACCACCGAGGAAGAAGTAGTTGCTGAAGCACCTGAGTTTACTGAAATCAACGTCGAAGAAGATGTTAATGCACTTCTCGGTGAAGAAGAACTCTCCGAAGAATTCAAAGAAAAGGCAAAAACAATCTTTGAAGCAGCACTGAACTCTAAAGTCAGTGAACTGAAAGAAGCACTTGAGGCAAGATATGAGACAGCACTTCTCGAAGAAGTTGCTGAAATCAAATCTACCTTAACTGAGCGTGTTGATTCCTATCTTGAGTATGTATCTCAAGAGTGGATGACTGAAAATCAACTCGCTGTCGAAGAAGGTCTTAAGACCGAAATGACTGAATCATTCCTCACTGGAATGAGAAGTCTTTTTGAAGAACATTATGTAACTATCCCTGAAGAAAAATATGATGTGCTTGAAAGCATGGTAGAAAAACTTGATGATATGGAGACTAAACTCAACGAGCAAATTGAGAAGAATATCTCCCTCAACAAGCGTCTCTCCGAGTCGGTTGCTGATGGAATTTTTGATTCAATTTCTGAAGGGCTTGCTGCCACTCAGAAAGACAAGCTCGCTTCACTTGTAGAAAGTGTTGAGTTTGAAAGCGAAGATCAATATCGTGAAAAGCTGGAGACGCTGAAAGAAGCATATTTTGCTAAGAAAGCATCTTCAACTGCTAAAACTGAAACCCTTTCTGAGGGTGTAAGCAATGGTCATGAGTCTTACTCACCTTCCATGGCTGCATACCTGAGAACCCTGGGTTCAACTAGCAAATAATTGAATTTTATATAATTCAAACCCAAAATTGTACACTTACTAAAAAAAGCAAATGTTCCATTCCGAACAGTTGCAGGAAAAGTGGGCACCTCTCCTCAATCATGAGGGTTGCGAGTCAATCAAAGATTCACATCGTAGAGCTGTAACCGCTGTCCTGCTCGAAAACCAAGAAAAATTCCTCCGTGAGCAAGCTGCATTTGAAGGCGGCAATGTTCAATCCCTGATGGAAGCACCCACCAACGCTGGTAACGCCGCTGGCGCTCAAGGCGGTTTTGGTGGTGATGCTACTCCAGGTGGTCCTGTTGCAGGTTTCGACCCTGTACTGATCTCCCTGATCCGTCGCTCCATGCCTAACCTGGTCGCATATGACCTCGCAGGCGTTCAACCAATGTCCGGTCCTACTGGACTCATCTTCGCAATGCGCTCCCGCTACACCAGTCAGAGCGGAACCGAGGCATTGTTCGACGAAGCAGATACCACATTCTCTGGTCAGAATGCTGGTTCTGGTGCTGATATCGATCAAGCATTCGCTAATGCTGTTTCTGGTATTGGTACTACTACTCAGGCAGGTTCTAACCCATCAGTTCTGAACCCTGTTGGTAGTGCTACCTCAACGGCATATAACGTCGGTCAGGGTATGCCTACTGGCGATGCAGAAGCACTTGATGGTACGGGTGCAAATGCATTCAACCAGATGGCTTTCTCTATTGAGAAGGTCACTGTAACCGCTAAGTCCAGAGCACTGAAGGCAGAATACAGCCTTGAGCTTGCACAGGACCTGAAGGCTATTCACGGTCTGAATGCAGAAGCAGAACTCGCCAATATTCTCTCCACTGAGATTCTGGCTGAGATCAACCGTGAAGTCATCAGAACCATCTATAAGGTTGCTGAGCAAGGTGCTGTTTCTAACACCGCTACTCCTGGTGTATTTGACCTCGACGTTGACTCCAATGGTCGCTGGTCTGTTGAGAAGTTCAAGGGTCTTCTGTTCCAAATCGAGCGCGATGCAAACGCAATCGCACAAAGAACTCGTCGCGGGAAGGGCAACATCATCCTCTGCTCTGCAGACGTTGCATCCGCCCTCACCATGGCAGGCGTTCTCGATTACACTCCTGCACTCAACGCTAACCTTAACGTTGATGACACTGGTAACACCTTCGCTGGTGTTCTCCAAGGTAAGTACAGAGTCTACATCGAC